ATCTGATAATCCAGGTGTTCTAGACTTAATCAAGTCCATAGTTGAATAAGTAGCTCTCATCATAGGATCAAATTCTCTCTCGATATTTGCCACTAATGATGTCATCGGTGTAAATGATGCTGCTTGTCTTTGAAAGAATCTCTCAGAGTAACGATCTGGATCGCTCAACACATTCATCGCATCTGCTAGGCCTCTAAGGTATGTTCTAGAAGTTAAGTTTTTGGCCAAGGCAATTGTAGACATTGTAGCTAGATCTAATGCGTCTTGATCGTCTTCAGCATATTTCATAACTTCTGTTAAGTCTGCTGATAAACCAAGGAACATGCCTAATGGATCAAGTCTATTAAATGAGTAATACTTATCGCCCACCTTCATTGAATAAGGCTGCCATCCTTGTCTGCGTAAAGCATCTCTTTGTGCCTTGTTCTTAGGGCCGCCACCAGTGATAACACCATCTGCTGCCATAGTAGCACCATAACCCAATACTAACGAGCCTAAGCTCATCTTAGATAAGGCCATATCACGTCTTGCACCACCTGCTTTCATATCTGCTTGGAATGACTTAGCAAAAGGTGCGAAAGGTGAACGTACGCCAACAAACTTAACAATGTTTACTGGTGTTCTAACGAATGGTAATATCAGTTTAAGAGCTGGATGAGAGTTAGCTAACTGCTGTACTTTCTGTCCTGACTCGCCTAATGGGTTTGTAAATGTTTGTACTCGTGCAACATCTGATGCTGCTAAGTGAATCTCTTCTGTAGGATTATTAACGATCTCTACGATACGCTTACCAAGATCTTCGCCTTCTAAGCCTTCGCTTGCTGCCTTTCTATAAGCCAAAGAATTAAGTTCCATGCGGTAGCCGATAGATTTAAAGAACTCATCTTCAGCACCAAGGAATCTACCTGGCATTCTAATCATGTTTCCTAGTAGATCAACGCCCTTAGATAAGTAACCTTCAGTATTGATGCCCATGTTCTGCGCTGTTATAGCTCTGTACTTACGAGCCTCTAGTTTCATTGCAGGATCTGATGGCTCGCCAGTCTTTAGAGTCTTCCAAAACATTCTTAGACCATCACGAGTACCTTGCATCAACCCATATACTTGGCCTACTGCCTCTTGAATCTCTACACCTTTCTCTGATCTGAATAGCTTAGAGAATCCTGATGCTAACATACGCTCTGGGATAGACCATGTGGCCACCATAGCATTAGATGTTACGTTCACCATGTGAGTAGCTGGACTAGATAATAGACCATTGATCCAGTATTCAAGGATAAAGTCACCTGTAGTGGCTGAATTTGCCTCTTTAGCACGTTTAGTTACTTCAGCTAAGTCATCACCAGCCTCTTCAATATACTCTGCTAATTTGTACAATGTGTCATCACCACCAGAGCGCTCGAAAGTCTCTTGTAGTTGTGATCTAAATACTGCTGTCTTATCACCAGTCTGCATACCTGCTTGTACTGGGATTCTAAATGCGTTTAGTGAACGTCCAGCCTCTGCTGACATTCCTGCTACTGATTGTTGAATAGCAACGTGAGTAGATACAGACTGTCTGAATGCTAGTTTCTCTGCTGTAGTGGCTTCGCCATCTAATACATTCTTAGCTAACTTCTGTAGTCTTGATGCTGAATCAGTTAAAGCAATTCTAGCGCCTGTAACTCTAGCAGGTGTCACACCATCACCAAGTTTAAAGCCTAGGATGTCTTCTAACTCTACTTTCTGAGCATCAACAATTGTTTGCTCTTGTGATACAACACCACCTCGAGCTTTAAGAAACTGATCTTCCTGTGCGCCTATGTTGTCAATGACAGCTAAGACCTCATCAGGCTCTTTAATATTATCAAAGTTAATGTTACGTGCGCCTGGAGTAGTAGCTGAAGGAAGCCCCATCTCAATATCTTTTGGCGCAGTGATTGCTTCGGCTTGTTCGACTTCATCTACTTGCGGTGTGATTAGAGTTTCTACAGGGGTCTCTACAGGTGTAACTTCTGTAGGTGTTACCTCTACAGGTTCTACTTTTGGAGTGGCTGAATTTAATGCGGCCTCTTGTGCTTCAGTCTTTAATTGACCAGTAGCACCAGCTTCTACAATATCTTCAGTGCGTTTAGCGCCAGACTTTAAGAATGCTTTACCTATTTCTGCTAGTGGAGTTGCCATCTACTTAGTTCCCTTCATGAACAGCTTTTTTTCTGCTGATCTTCTATTAACTAAGCCTTTGAGTATCCTACCGCCTTTCTTAGCTTTAACAAAGCCAATCTTCGGGTCAAACGCTTCTTTCAAAAATGTTTCAATATCACCAGAATTTAGTGCTTTAAGTGCTTTGGACTTCTTAAAGTTTCCTTCGCCTACATTGTAAACTAATGATACTAAAGCATTTTTCTGATTATTGTTTAGCTTTATTTTAACTAAACGATCAACAGTTGTGTGAGCTTTTTTAATATCTTCTTTTAGCCACTTTTCTGCCTGTTCTTTTGTTACTTTTTCGCCATGTTCTACTCTACGAGTTGAGCCATAACCTGCTGTAACTAATCCTTCTTTCTCTTCTGACTTGGTAGCGTAGTAACCAGCACCTTTGTACTTCTCATAACCTTTGATAAAGTCTGATAGTTCATTAGCTTCAGAGTCTTTAGTTGTTAATGCGCCTGTTGGGGCTACCAACGCAGCATACCTTACTGAATCAACTTGTTTAATCTTATCAAGGCTAAAGATCGCATGAGATGTGCCGCCACCCTCATAGATGTTTTCGTATTCAATAGCATCATAGCCACGTCTTTTAAGGAAGTTATCCATCCACTCAGTCTGTTGAGCTACAGTTAAATCCTTAACATATCTATTAGCATCTGTTACAACACGCCTAGCCTTTCCTTGGGATATTGCACTAAATTCTGCTGATGTCGGCTTAACTCTAGGCATGACAGGAACACTAACTTGCTTACCATCCATTGTAACTTTTTCTGCTAGAGTGCCTGAATCCCACGCTTTTCTATCCGCCTCTGAGAATCCTTTTGGTAATTCTTCTATCTCAAAAATTCTTCGTGTAACAGAAGGTATATCCCATGAGCCAGCTTCATTTTCATACAATTTAAGAGGGTTTTGAATATCTAACCTATTCAGAATCATTCTTCTACCCTTTGGAGAATTTACAGGATTTTTAGGTGGCGTTCTATGTCCAGCCTTTATCTGGCCTTCAATCATGTCCATCCTGGCTTTTCCTTGCTCTCTTGTGCCGAAATGCAAGCCTAGGTCTGAGTCTGGGTTAGTGCCGATCTTATAATCACCAAACTCCTCGTTTGTCTCATGCCAGGTGCTTGTTGCTGGTTTTTTAGGACTGGAGTCTTTAGGATCTGTTGAAACGATCTTAGCATCGTCCACATTGAACACAGTAAGCTCACCTTCTCGTCTATTGCCCTTAATGCCATGCTTTAATAGTAATGCTTGTGCCTTCTCTTCACCTAGGTTTTTCACTAGCTCAGGGTACACATCAATGCCACCATCTTCTAGGTCTAGCTTGAAGTCAACTTCCTTTTCAATATTCTTGAATGCTTTAGTAACGAAGTCTGATTGGCCACCATCACCCCAGTTGATTGACTTCTCCATGTAGTCACTAGGTAATTCAATCTTCTGTAGATGTCCGCCAGCCCAATCAGTAGCGCCTTTCTCACCATCGAACATATAGACACCTTTGCCTAGTGTTGAAGTGCGCTGTTTAGATGGGTCAAACTTGTCATAGCTTCCTGAAGTTGAGCTACGATATACAGTCAATGGTTGTTGGTTTGTAGAAGGGTTATATCCCCATTCAAATATTGAGTTACCATCTGAATTAAGTTCTTTAGCCTTAACTTTCATTTCAATAACAGGCATATCTTTAGATGGATCTGTAGCATGTTTACCATGTTGGATAGCGTAGTCTTTATCAATCGTTACCCAATCGCCTTCATTGATCTTATCGACACCTTCAGGCACAGCACGATATATTGTTATTTCTGCATCTGGATTGCCTTTCATATCTTGAATAGTATTAACAACCTTTTGATCTGCAGCGTCTCCACCGCTATGGCCGTAATATCTTGCACCTTGAGGGCCATAAATATCATCACCAAATAATTCTGTTACATCATCAAGGGAAGGATCTTCAATGCTTGGTGCTGTATGTGACATTCTATAATCATCACCTACTACATCCTTCTGTGGCATATCAATACCAAACTTCTTCATCACACCAGGCACTAGGTTAGGATCTGAGTCTTGTAATAGTTCCCTAGCATTGTTCTTAGCCCATCTCAATCCACCGACCAATGTGCCTACAGCGAAACCAATACCTGCACCTTCTAATACTTGTAATGCTCTACCCTCTAGTCTTTCTAAAGCATCAGCATCTTCGCCCACCTTAGAGTCTAGGAACTGAGTCAATGAGTTATCCATGTCCAGCTCTCTTAGTAGAGTAGCCATGTTGCCACCAGTAGGATCGAATGTAGCATCTGCTAATCCACCAGCCATCATTTGCTTAAACAACGTAGCACCTTTACCGATACCACCTGCTGCGCCAAATACTGACATGAACTGTGATAGACCTCTTACTACACCTTCTGTAGTTGAGTCTGGGTTAGCTTCTAGTATCTGTGGAATCTTTAACCAGTCTTCTTCTTTAAATTCACCACCAAGTGCATTAACAACATCACGAGACATATCAACAATGCCTTGTGGTGCGTCATGCAATGCGCCTTCAGTCATGCCACGTAAGATAGGGTTCTCTTCACCTGCGCCTTTAACAAACGGTGCAATAAGTGGCCATACTGCTTGTTGTCCACCTGTAGGTAACATATCCCATGCATCTTGCAATAAAGGTTTATCTACTTCAGGTTGAATAGTCTCTTGTACAACAGGCTCTTGAGGATCTAAAGCATAGATCTGAGTTAAAGCATCTACCTCTGGCTCACGAACAGTCTTGCCCATGATTGAAGATGGTAACTCTTCCTGCTCATCTGATTGATCTACTACTTGCGCTGCTTTGTAGTCATTGAAGTATGTCATAGCAGGTGAAGTCTGAACAGCTCTATCCTCGAGTCTATCCTTGAATCCACCAGTCATGTCACCTTCTGGTTTGTCGTTTAAATAGATTGTTGCTTCTAGCATTATCTAGACTTCCTTAAATTGTAGCTCTCCATGTACGCATCAATAGCATTGAATTGCTCTAAGTATACTGATTGTGTAATCTGGTTACTCTCTAGTAATGATGCTAATACTTCTTTTGATAGATCTGGTGCTGGCTCTTCTGCTGTACCTGACCAGTTACTACTCCAAGCTACCTTTGGTTTTGCTTCTTCTGGTACACGTTTATACTTAGCTTTAATAGCATCTAATTCATTAAGGAAGTTTTGATCTGGACGTAATGTCTTTTTAAGCTCGTAGATCTCTCTAATAGCTCTATTGATATTCTTAGACTCGTTAGGCAAGAATGCAGCTAATGGCCCAGTAGTTCTAAACTCAGTCTTAACCTCGTTAATAGCCATCTGATAGTCTTCATCCTTAGTAACATCTTTCAGCCCACCATCTCTTAGAGTAGCAAGCATCTGTTTCTGTGTTGCTGGTGTGATCTGATTGTTATCTACTGCTTGTCTGATCTGATCGTACACAGCAAACTGATCTGCTGTTGGATCAAATAATGTATCCCATAGTCCAGATACGATATTATCATCTTCACTGTATAAGCCACCTTTCTGAACCATCTTCAATAATGAATCATGCTGTTTAGTAGTAAGCTTTCCTTCTTCTAACCATGATTGAATGTTTGCCTTATCAATATTCTTTGGATCATCTGCAATTTGACCTTGGATATTAGAATAGAAGAACTCTTGATCTGCTAACTTATCCTTGGCTCTTGCATCTGCAATACGATCTTGTTGACCTTGGTAACCATTAAGCATCGTCATCATTTCTTTAAACGTCTCTGTTTTATCTTCATCACTCATAGAGACCTTGACCTCTGGGAATAATGCTTGTAATTGTGGTCTAGAGCTAAAGAATTTGCTCGGATCAGCGTTAAAGTCCTGAATGGTTTGCCATCCCTTGCCTTCTTCCATATTAGCCGTTAATTCGGCCATTGCCGCCTTCTTATAGAATCTACCTAATAATGCCTGTTCTTGCTTAAATGCAGCATCACCTGTCTTACCAAGTTCTAATAGACCATCGATCTTATTAGCAAACATATCTCTCTGAGTTTGAAAGATAGGAGACATACTTTCGATATACGTATCTCTAAATTGAGGCTCGTTATGCCAAGTATTAATAGTTGAATCAATCAAGTGTTCTGTATCTACAGCATGAATCTCTAAAGAATCTTCTGCTGATTGAAGCTGTCTAGCATTTCTGATGTTGATGCTATTCTTAAATACCTGCTGGCCATACTGAACAGCCTTATCATCAATCATCTTGCCTGCAGCATCCTTGATATTAGGATCTTCAATGCCTTCTAATGTGCCTTTCTTATAAGCAGCAACGAATCTCTCGTAATGCTCGTAGTCATTCTCACGATCAATAGCAACCTTACCTAGGTTAGTAATGATGTCTGACTCCATGCCTTCTACATATTCTTTAACTTCTGCGTTGTATGTGGCCTTCTGCTTTTCACTGACTTGCATTAAAGTCTGAGAGAATCCAGTCAATGTATTAGACAAAGACTCCCATGCGTTAGCCTCAGTAAGATCTAAGTTACCTGCTTGCCTTCCTCTTTGGAAGGTGTATTGTTGAAAGTCAGCCATTATGTTATCTTAGCTCCATAGTTAGCAATGCTTGAACCAGCCTTCATCCAACCAGCACGACCTGCAGCACTTCCTGCTGATTGTAGTCTTTGAATCTCACGCCCAGTTGTTGCCTGTGCTGCGCCACTCTCTAATTGATAACCAAGTCTAGACTGTTGCGCAATTACTGCTGCCGAACCTTCGGTGCTAGAGATGCCTCTTGATGACCAGTAAGCTCTTTGGCTTGACTGCGCTCTTCTTAAATTCTGTAGTCTCATCAACTCTTGATCCTTTGCTGCTTGCTCTGTTTCTCTGGCTTGAGCAGCATAGGCCGCCTCTGATGACTTCCCTGCTTGAATAGAAGAAATCGCTGAAAAAGCAGTGCTTAGTGTCGTTAGTGTAGGAGCTAATGCAAAAGCACCACCTGCCCCAAATAATCCCGCTGTTGCTGCTGTAGCGCCTGATGCTGCCGCCCCTAATGCTAAAGTTGCCATAATTAACCGCCTTGTGCCTGTATTTCTAAAGTTAGTCCTAACAACGTCATAGGTGCAGGATCTGATTGAGTTACTGTTACTTGTGTAGTTTTAGAATATCCCAACATAGGTACTGTTTTAATACCTGTGAATCCTATTGGAGCTACACCTAGAACGCCTGTGCCAAACCCTTTATCTGTTACTGCCTTACCGTTGATTTTGATACCATTTGCTTGATATAGTTGAGCAGATACTCTCAGTATTCTACGTTTGTTCACATTGATCGGGCCAGTCTGGAATCCAACATTAACAGGCATCGTCTTAACCTCTAAGTCAAAGTTTAATCCAACCTCTACATCTGTAGCCGTTCTTGCCAATGTAATAGATCCAGAAGCTGGTGTTGCTTTGTCCATAACTGAACCATCAGCTCTAACTCTACACTCTTGACCATTAAGATGACCAAGACCTGTAACTGTTACTGATGCTGGACTGTTTGTCACTTGTACCGCTGAGTCTGTGTAGTAGTTATTATCTAGTGCTTCAATTGTATATATAGTAGATCCGTTGATCGCTCTCTCAACATGGAAGTAAACAATGTCTTCCACTACAGAAACATCTTTAATGTTGCCGTCAGTAGTAAACCTTGTCCATGCTGTAACTGATTCAGATCTATTGGTAATAAATACAGCTACTGAACCATCAGCGTTCACAATATATAAGTAGTTTCCTTGATTATCAACATCACCAGTCTGTGCTGCCATAGCAACTGGTGAATTAATAAGATGAGGGGCAAGCAAATTCACCTCAGTGGAGACGTACGAGTTTTCGGTATAAGTATATAAATACTCACGAACCTGCTTGCCGTTCCTTTGTATAAACATGGTAGCGCCATCTACGTTAATAGGTGGAACACCTTTGAGTACACCAAATCTTGTCTGGCGTAATACGCCCACCGATGAAGGTTTGATAGGACGATCTGGAATAAAGAACTCACCACCAGACGTAAAGATCTGTAAGTGTCTTCCTGATACTAGATGATAGATCGCATTAACCTGATCTGTGTCCATTGTAATATCGATTGCATCTGCGTCATCACCAAAGCCACGATCAAAGTTAAAGAAGTCACCTGTTGCCGACCCCCATAATGTCTGTGGGCGAGAAGTAGAGTTAGACAACCACATTCTAGATTCATGGAATGTTACTGAACCTGGATAACCATGTGCTGCTGACCATACTGGCTCTTCTAATGAAGCATCAATGCCGTCAATACTGTTGTTGTTTATAAATTCTTGTAATACTGTTCCACTAAATGATGTGGTTGAGTTGTATGCCGTAATACGGACAACACCACCATTACCTTCAAACATACCACCAACATGCTCGGTAGTCACTGGACTAGCACCTGAACAAGTGATCGTAGTTGTGTCTCCCACTACAGGGTTAGAACTACCGCAAGTGAATGTACCTGCGTCATAGTCTCTATTGAAGTCATACGTTGGGTAATAACTAAACGTCATATTAGATATAGTCCACGTAGAGTGTGTTGATCCTCGTACAATCTTTCTAGGAACGTAGTCGTTATGACAGATGATTAATGTATCAGCACTCTGAGTCCATACAATATCTTTGATCTCTGAAGCACTATAAGGAACTGTTAGATAATCATTGCCAGAGCCGTTAATGTTGGTTTGTAATACGCTATCCATGTAAACACGCATCTTAGATGCTGAGAATACAAGTAGGTATGTCTGAGTAATATTAAATTCGAATGTAACAAGACGCACTGCTGACTCTGTAACTGTGTCAATATACTTCATGCCAGGTCTGCGCTTAACGCCACCTTGTCCAAGACAGATCACATTAGTCAGTGTCTCAGCACCTTTTGCATAGCTCTCAACGTCAATCCTTGCTGCTAATCTAGGGTCTAGCTCTCCAGCGATGAACGATGCTTGAGATGCGGTTGCTTTAGCCATTAGTACCTCGAATTAATTAATCTTGATCCTTCTAAGGCGTTAGGGCCAATTGAAGGTGTAGATTGTGAATCAACAGTCTTAGCTCTTTGTAATTGTTTGTCAGCTAGTCCACCGTAATACTCACCCTTAGTTGCTGACTCAGTAATAGGGATAGCGAACACTGATGCTAGTCTTAGTTCTAGTGCTTCAGTAAAGTAAGCTGGCAAGAATGACTCATCTGGTTTGTATGTGTAGTCCAAGATCATTGTCTCATTATCTGAATACAGCTTATCAGCATAGATTTGGTAGTTATCGTTACCTTTATCAATATGTTGAGCTACTAAGAAGTCAGCAGGCAATTGATATGCGTACTTCCACTGGTTAGTAGGTTTAGCTGTTAGTCTTGATAATGTTGCCTTATTAGAAGCAAAACGCCAAGGATGCAGTGTTAGTAGGCTTTCAAACGTAGCGTGATATAGATTAGCTGCAATAAGAGCGGCTACTGTATCTTCTGTAAATGAAGCAATTGGGTTTTCACCTATCAGTAATAAAGCGTTTGATGCAATGTCGATGTCTGTGTAGTTCTTAACTGATGACATATTGGTTTCCCCAAATTAGTTTAAGAAAGACCCCTCGTGAGAAGGGCCAGTCTTAACTTAACTTATGCAGTTTCGTCAATGTCTACTTGTACTGTACCTGTCTTATCAACAACTACCGCACCAGCTTTAACTTTACCTAATGATAACCAAGAAACCTTCTCAGGTACGTAGTTAACTTCAGTAGATACGTCAATGCCGATTGCTAAACCAACAGCAGACTTGTGGTATGCCCAGCAAGAACGGATGTTAGAAGCAACAACTAAACCACCTTCAGAACGAGTTTCGATCATCTTCCACTCGAAGCCCATGAATGTGTTCATTTCACCTGACATCAATACACGTAGTGCGTTGTAGTCAGCTGAAGTGATAGTTGAATTGTTCATCATTGATTCGATTGCCGCAGCAGAACAAACCATAACACGACCTTCCATTGGAACACCAGCGTCATTTAGTTTAGATGAAGCTTCAGCGATCTTAGCCAAAGTCATGTTAGTACCACCGTTAGCGATAGAAGGTGGTGTAGCCACCGCTTCTAAAGCGTCTAGGATTAGTTGGTCAACTCTACGACCTAACGCACCAGCAATAGTACCTGCTAATTCGTTACGCTCATCAAAGTTTACTTCAGCAGCATCAAAGATGTCTGTGTACTCAGGTGCAACATAGTTACCAAGAGTACATGCAACTTTAGCATGTGAAACGTCCATTGCTGTAACGTCTGATTGAGTAGTACCACGAGCAGCAGCTGTGCCTTTGCCCATAGTACGGAAGTTATGTGTATCACCAACTACGCCTGTACGTACACGTACTGAGTTGCGTAATTTACCTGCGCCTTGAAAGGCATGTTTTACTTCTGCGTCAAACTGAGCTGATGCCGAAGAGCTTAAATTAACTGACATGTTAATCTCCTATGAATAAAAAAATTATCTTACTTTCTCGATTCAAAGTGGCCATATATGGGTTCGAATCTAGCGCTTTAGAGGCGCTTAAACTACTCATACAGGCCGATTAACGGGTATCTGTGGCTTGATTATAGCAAAAAACTACATCAAGTGTTCATTATTTATTGTCTAATTGACTTAGCAGGCTCTTTACCAAAGAAAGCATCAAACTTTTGCTTCACTTCATCTCTATATGCAGGTGATGACTGGTATCTCTCGTCCTTCATCAGATCATATAAAGCTTCTTTAGTAACAGTGTTCACTGGTTGTGCTGTATCTGGTGCTGAAACTTGCGTCTCTCTACTAAATGACTTCATTCTTTCTAATAACTGGAAGCCATCTGCTGTAGTTGCCATAGACTGTAACGTCTCAAACTCTTTCGCATCTAGATTGCCCTTGCCCCATTGAACCATATCTTGGATTCTTTGGTTAGCATCTGGGCCAATACGCTTCATCTCTTCAGCCATGTCTGGTTGTGAACCAACAATGTTGTTGATATACACACCAAGCAACTCACTATGAGCATCTTGTGACAAGCCTGCTGCTTGCGCCCACTCATTAAAGTTCTCTAATAACGGATCACCTTCAGGGATCTCTACATTCAAACCTTCAGGAATGACAGTTTCATAACCGTCTTTAGGTGCGCCAGTAAATGAGCCTAACTTAGACTCCAAACCGTTATAAGCTTGCGCTTGGTCTGCTATAGTTGCGTACTTGCTTGACTTAAACCACTCTGGTGTTTCTCCCTCACCTGCTACACCTTCTGATAAATACCATGCGTTCTCATCTACTGGTGTCTCTACAGTTCCTGTAGCGCTTTCTTCTGTTGTTGCTTCTGGTGCTGCTGCCTCAGATAATAATGTTTCTTCTTCCATAATAACTAGTCTCCACGATTGTTATATTTACCACTCTCTTGTCTCATGATGCAAGACTTAAACATCCTTACAACTGAGTTTTGCCCTTCACGATAATATCCCTGACCTTCTACCTGACCAGGAACACATACCGCTGTCTTGATGTATCTCTCTTCTAACCATTCAAGAACCTTCTTACCGTCTTTGCTCTTGAATACCTTTGCGATTAACGCATCAAAATCTTTCTGATTGTCGATCATTGACCCTCTGCAAGTTGCTGTGCCATTTCAGGGTTCTGTATTGCTGCTTCTGCCATCTGTTGCTGTTGTGCTGCTTGTTGCATCTGTTGCTTTAACTCTGCTCTAGCCTCTGCGTCTCTGATTAATGACTTATCAACACCCAATAGTTGTGCGATATGCTCAGGGAATGCTTCAAGATCTAGTCCTACTTGCATTGCCTCTGGGCCTACCATACCTGCAAACTGTACGAACTGTGCAAGCTTATTAACTTCATCCATGTCTTGCTGTTGAGCAAGTGGAGAGATAACTTTAATCTCTACTGTTTGATCGCCCACCTTAATAGGTGCAACTTTCTTGGCTTTCTCAAGAATATAGTAAGCACGCTTGATTAGCTTATTAATAAACTCAATCTGCAATCTACCGAATGATGATCCAATGTCTGACATCAACTCTTGTTGTCTAATGCCAATCTCAGTTGCTGACTTAGTTGGGCCACCTACTGGGCCTAATTGATCGTGATACAAAGCTTTGCGGATGTTATCTCTTAGATCGCCTAAGATTAACTCTGAGATATTAAAGTTACCACCTGATACTAACGGTTGCAGTGAGCCTTGTTGGCCTACTGGAACAATCGCACCAGGTGCTACGTTAATAGTCCATGGGTTAAGTACACCATCGTCCACTGCTGTATATACACCTGCAATTTCTTTCTCAGCATTCTTCAGTACAAACTTAACAACTTCATTAGCTGTCTTAATGTCTGGTAATGCTGTCATGATAGGGCCACGACCGTAACGCTCGCCTGCTACCTTAGACCATCTGAACACAATCCAAGGACTCTGTTCAAAGTAGTCTTCAAACACAACGTGCTTAGTAGCTGACTCAATTACACAGAATTTATATTGCTTCTCTTTGTCATCCCAGATAGTAGCTTCAATAACATGAACCAACTCATCAGGCTTCTCTTGCATCATTTTATGTACTGCTTCTGATGCTTTACCCTTTGGCCAGATACGCTCAATATCTCTAGCTGCCACTGAGTGATCTCTAAATACATTCTCGACTGTGCCACCTGGGCCATCTTCAATAATAAGTTGTTTCAGTGGAATAGCTTTGAATCTTAATAGATTCTCACCTTCACCTTCTTCTAATAGTAATGCGCCTGTACCTACGGCAAGATCAAGAAACGCTTCGTTAGCTTCTGTTGCTAAGTTAGAGTTATTGATATACGAGAACAGAGTGTCTGACTCCTTCTCTAGTTGCTCATCAATCTTAGTCTGTTGATCCTTTGGAATTGATGATCCTGCTGACAACTTCGCCCACTTCTTAAAAGGTGGCACTAGTGTTGACTGTAGTCTTGATGCAAATCTCTGTGTAGCAATCAATGCTGTAGAGTCATAGATCCTTGTAGTCTTTTTCTTACCAGGACTGTGTTGATTAAACACTTCACGTTGGGGTAGTGCGTATTCATAACACTCTTTCCAATGCTGCTCCCATGATGCTCTATGTGCTTTAGCTGTCTCGTATCTCTTGACAACTGAGTCTACCTCTTGATTGCTCTTGCTGTAGTTTGGCATAACTTATCCTAATGTGCTGCTAGATCCAATACCTGTTTCTTTGTCTGAGATAAGTAGTGATCTACCTCTTCTACGTCTAATGCCAGAAGAACTTCTCTTCTTCTTGGCAAATTCTTCTCTACGTGTCTCACGATCTCTAACTGCTTCCGCTTTCACTTGAGATGCGCTTGGTGCTGGCGCTGATCCGCCTCCGAATAAGTTTCCCATAATCTTTTCCTTGTAAGTAATCGTACAATTGTCTTGGTGTAATCACCCAAAAGGCTTTGACACCAATCAGATGCTTGACCATATTAACACAAGTTGTAAGGCCTCGGAAGATAAATTTATTTTCCCTACTTTTCCTTACATATATGACCTTGTGGCCTAGTTCTATCATCATTTGTGGTACGTTATCTTCATGGGTGTATGGCATAACCTGTACTTCCAACCAACATCCTAGTGGATCTACCATAACCCAATTGAATCCATCCCATCTAATAGCAAAGCAATGTCTATACCCTGGTGATGTACCAACATCCCACCAGTAGAAGTTACCATGATCTACAAATACAACAAACCAATCAATCTCATTCTCTACTAACTCAGCCATTCAACCAGTCTGTATTAGCCATCGGCTGTCTCTTACCTGCCTCTGGTCTGTTCTCTCTAAATGCAATAGCAAAGTATCTGAACGCATCAGCAAAGTGAGATGACCAGTCATGAAGTGGATGTGGTTTATATACGCCCTTCTTCTCATCAAACTCTTTGCGGTATCGTCTCAAAGCATTAAGGCCGTCTTTAGTGCCTGTCTTCTCAAAATAACACTTCGGTAGTATTGCTCTAGCAGCATGGATGCCATCTTCAACTGATAGCCTTGGAACTACAAGAAAGTTAATGCCTAGCTTACGTGCTGTCTCTAGTCTTGACTTACCTGTGCCTAATTCTCTCACACCTATATCATGTGGTGCGTAATGTCTGCCCATCACTGCTTGATTCTTTACTCGCCAGTCATGTAGGTAGTTGATGTAGAATCCTAGTCCTTCACCCTGGTTCTCAAACGCATGAACAATACGTAACTCTTTGCCTACTTGCTGAACGAACCATATAGAAGTAGCGTCTGCCACACCCAAATCCCAATAAGTATCAACAGGAATATTAGGCTCAACTGGGAAGTCCATGATCTGACCATCGTCAATAAACTTTGCATAATATGATCCATCTCTATTAGATAAGACCTCACCTTCCCAAACATGATTGTATAAATCTTCATTCTTCTCCTTTAGTTCAAGTCTCTCTGCTTCTAATTCTTTAGGAAACCATGGATTATCATTGTAGTTGACCTTCACCACGTAAGAATCACTAGGTGGATTAAGTACGAA